AAAGATGAAACTCAACGCATACACAATCTACGACGTAGCTTCGGGCGTATACATGCGCCCTTTTTTTAGCCAGGCAGACGGACAGGCAATCAGAGGATTCAAAGATATCGCCTGCGACGCAGACCACGAAATAGGCAAACACCCGGAGGATTACACGCTCTACCGGATCGGAGCGTTTAACGACACCACCGGAAAAATGGAAGGCGAGGACCTCGAAAAGCTCGCGACAGCACTCGAAATGGTTAGCAGCAGCAGACAAGTCAACCAGGACAACATCGAACAACTCCACAAGGAAATCGGATAATGACACGCACCAAAGTCGGCATATCACCACACAAATTCGGAGAAGTACCACGCGCGGACATTCCGCGCTCAAGCTTCAACCTATCACACGGCGTAAAAACCACATTCGACGCCGACTACTTAATTCCAAATGGAGTATGGGACGTAATTCCGGGCGACAGCTGGAACTGTAAAACAACGATCGTGGCAAGACTCGCAACACCTCTGCACCCTTTGCAGGACAACCTTTATATCGACCAGTTCTACTTCTTCGTACCCTACAGGATCGTATGGCCGATCACCGCAGAAGGCGGGTGGGAATTATTCATGGGGGCACAAGCTGACCCGGGCGACTCCATCGACTACACAGTGCCCGTGCTCAGCCAAACCGCCGCCGACGAAGGAGACCTGGGCGACTACATGGGCGCACCCATCGACCTCGACCCAGACAACATCGACATCAGCGCATTACCTTGCAGAGCGTACCGACTCATCTGGAACGACTGGTTCCGCGACGAAAACCTGCAAGATAGCGTAACTGTACCAACCGACGCAGGCCCCGACCCCGCCGCAAACAGCGGATGGAGCAGCGCACCACTAAAAAGATGCAAAAAACACGACTACTTCACCAGCGCATTACCCTGGCCGCAAAAAGGGACCGCAGTATCACTACCGCTAGGAACAACCGCCGACATACACGCAGAAAGCACAGGAGCAACAGACACATACGCGGTATACGACGACTTCGACGCAGCGCAAAAACTATTACTACCAGTCACAAGCACCTCAGTGATAGCCGGCGCCACAGCAGGCGACGCAAAACTATACGCGGACCTTTCAACCGCGACAGCAGCGACAATCAACGAACTACGCCTGGCAATGCAAACACAACGCCTACTCGAACGAGACGCAAGGAGCGGAACACGATATGTCGAAACACTTAAAGCACATTGGGGGGTGACTTTTCCGGACTACACGGCCCAAAGACCCGTGTACCTTGGCGGAGGAAGTCAAACAGTGGGAATCACTCCCGTCCCACAAACGACTGAACCGACTACGCCGAGTGCAAATGACGCAAAGGGTTCTCTCTCGGGATACGGCTACTCGCAAGGACAACACGGTTTCACTAAGAGCTTCGTAGAACACGGCGTAATCATCGCACTGATGAACGCCAGGGGAGATATCACCTACAGCCAAGGATTAGACAGATACTGGAGCAAATCAACACGATACGACTTCTACTACCCCGTGCTCTCCGGCATCGGGGAACAGTCGATACTCAACAAAGAAATATGGGCAGACGGGACCGCCAACGACGACCTGGTCTTTGGCTACACCGGCAGATACAACGAGTACAGATTCCAAAACTCACGACTAACCGGACTAATGAGACCCGACGCAACAGGCACCCTAGCAAGCTGGAACCTCAGCGAAGACTTCGCCACGCTACCAACCCTCGGAGATACCTTTATCCAAAGCAACACCGGAGTGCCATTGGACAGAGCAATACAAGTGCCAACAGAACCGCACTTCATCGCGGACATCTGGCACGAGATCAAAGCAGCACGACCGATACCGTTATACGGCGACCCGGTCGGCCTGGGGAGATTCTAAATGCCAGCAACAACATATCCCTACGGGACCAATCCCGTAGGGGGCGGCGGAACCGCAAGATCAATAGCGACAGGACTAGGAAGCATAGCGGGACCCGTGGGAGGGCTACTCGGAAACGTAATCGGCGGACTATTCGGCCGATCAGGACAAAACAGCGCAAACGAAGCCAACCTACGCATCGCCAGGGAAAACCGCGAATGGCAAGAACGAATGTCTAACACCGCAATGCAACGCAGCGCGGCAGACATGGAAAAAGCCGGCCTAAACAGAATACTGGCAATAGGACAGCCAGCAAGCACACCGGCAGGAAACATCGCAACGATGCAAAACAAAAACGCCAAATTAGCCGATGCAATCGGCCAAGGCGTACAAACCGCTCTCGCGGCAAAAAAACTCAATCAGGAAATCAAAGAATCCGAATCACGGATCATCCTGAACAGATCAGCAGCAACAAAAAACGCTGCAGGAACCGGACTGCTGGACGCCCAAGAAGTAAAAACAGCAGCCGAAACAGCAGGAATAAACACAGCCAACAAAATAAAAGAGCTGGACCGACAAATCCGCAGGATGGAAATACTAAACGTAAGAAATCAATACGACTTCGCCATGTGGCTAGTCAACACCGGAAACAATCTGCTTTATCAGAAACTCAAAGCAGCGGCACCAATAACAAAAGACTTCGCCCAGGCAATAGGAACAATCACAGGCGCATTCAACCTGAGAGGATTACTAGGCGGCCAGAAAAAAGGCGGCGCAGCAGGAACAATCAGAGAAACCACAAGATACGACCGATACGGCGTAAACCGAGGCGGATCAGTAACAACAACGAGGCCACAACAATGAGCATGTTAGGAACAAAACAACCGACCGACTACTCGGACGGACGAACGAAGCAGAGCTTCAAAGACGAGACAGACGTGAACCAAATCATCGCGAAGCACACGCGAATGGGAACGCTGTCACACCTCGAACAATGGGGGGGCACCTACGGAGACTGGAGCGACTTCGACTTCCAAGAAGCGCAAAACAGAATCGCCAACGCCAACTCCATGTTCGAACAACTGCCTTCGGCAGTCAGAAACAGATTCGCCAATAGCCCGGAAAAATTCTTAGAATTCGTGAACGATCCGGACAACAAAGACGATCTGCATAAAAAGCTACCAGAACTGGCAGCACCGAGGTCAAAACCCTTGCCGACAAATGCGGACGCGGTGGACCCGGAACCGGCACCGGAACCGGCGCCAGAGCCGCCACCAGGCGGCTAAAGAAAAAACCGGCCCTGACCCAAGGGAAGGGGCCGGAACTCTTCTACGAACGAAGAGAGGAGACAAACCAACCCAATAGGGGTATGGTGTCACCTACACAGTAGACATCAAGTGAGACTACTGTGAAGGTGCTCAAAAAACGAGCAGACACGCGGTCCCTGCGGGACCAAAAGAAAGCTTACCAAGAGGTAAAACAAATGCGACGAAGACGCAAAATAGGGAAACGCAAATCAGCAAAGATGTTTGCTAAAGGCGTAATGCGGGAACACCCGAAAAACCGTGCGATGACGGTAAGAGGCGGAATCCGCCTTTGACATGTTACTCACCGCTGAAAGGATTCGAAAACATCGACGAAGGGGGGATCGTCTTCAAACGATCCTCCCAGGCGGGGCCGGCGATGGAGGTGGCCTGCGGCCAATGCATAGGATGCAGAATCGACCGATCCAAAGAATGGGCAGCACGAATAGTGCACGAATCACAAATGCACCAGAACAACTGCTTCATCACCCTTACGTACAACAAAGAAAACCTGCCACACGATGGAAGCCTGGTAAAAGAACACTTCCAGAAATTTATGAAGCGACTGAGGAAAAAACATGAACCGACCACCATACGGTATTTCCACTGTGGGGAATATGGTGAGGGCCTTGACAGACCTCATTATCACGCTTGCCTGTTTGGGATCGATTTTAGCGATCGGGTACCTTATAGCCAAAGCAATGATGTCGTAACTTACGTATCCGACGAACTAACAGAAATATGGGGAAAAGGATTCACGACGTGCGGCGACTTAAACTACCAAACAGCGGCCTATACCGCGCGATACATCTTGAAAAAAATCACCGGCAACAGAGCAGAAGAGCATTACCAAAAAGTAGACCTCCGCACAGGCGAGCTCTACAACATACAACCGGAATACGTCACGATGAGTCTCGGACGAAAACGAGGAGAAGGAATTGGGGGACCATTCTACAAAAAATACAAAAGCGACTTCTTTCCTGCGGACGAATGTCCGATACCAGGGAAAGGGGTCTATAAAAGCGTACCTAAGTACTATGAACAAATATATGCGGAAACCGATCCAGACGCCTACGCAGAGATTAAAAGACGCAGAAAACTATTCCACGACAAAAACAAAGACGAATACAAACACGACCGACTAATGGCCAAATACAAAGTTAAAAAGGCTCAACTGAGCCAACTACCACGGAGCTAAAAATGGAACTCTCATTTTACGGCACACACCTCTGGGAAAAACTCAAATTACAAGAAGGATACACCGACGAAGAACTCGCAGAAGTTCTCAATAACTTCAAACCATAAGGAAAAAAGATGAAACTCAACGCATACACAATCTACGACGTAGCTTCGGGCGTATACATGCGCCCTTTTTTTAGCCAGGCAGACGGGCAAGCGGTGAGAGGATTTAAAGATATCGCCTGCGACGCCGACCACGAAGTCGGCAAACACCCGGAGGATTACACTCTATACAGAATTGGATCATTCAACGACACCACCGGAAAAATGGCAGGCGAAGAACTCGAGAAACTCGCAACCGGACTCGAAATGGTTACCAACAGCAGAAAAGTCAACCAGGACAATATCGAACAACTCCACAAGGAAATCGGATAATGACACGGACAAAAACCGGAATATCGCCACACAAATTTGGACAGGTACCACGCGCAGACATCCCGCGCTCAAGCTTCAACCTAAGCCACGGACTAAAAACCACGTTCGACGCAGACTACCTGATACCGAACGGTGTATGGGACGTCATACCAGGCGACAGCTGGAACTGCAAAACAACAATCGTGGCAAGACTAGCAACGCCACTACATCCATTAATGGACAACTTATACATCGACCAATTCTATTTCTTCGTGCCCTACAGGATCGTGTGGGCCAACTTCGAAAAATTCATGGGCGCACAAACAGACCCAGCCGACAGCATCGACTACACCGTACCCGTATTAATCTTCGGATCAGCACTCGCAACCGGCAAACTCCCGGATTACATGGGACTACCTATCGGCATAACACCGACCGGGATGGGAATATCATCGCTACCATTCAGAGCACTCGGCCTTATCTACGACGACTGGTTTCGAGACGAAAACCTACAAGACTCATGGAATGTCTACACCGGCGACTCCGGCGACACTCTCAGCGACACATCCGGCGGAGGAAGCACAGGCAGGGCCAAACTCACGCCCTGGAAAAGAGCTAAAAAACACGACTACTTCACAAGCGCATTACCGTGGCCACAAAAAGGATCTACAGCGGTATCATTACCGCTAGGCACAAGCGCAGACATCCACGCAGAATCAACAGGTGCAACCGACACCTATGCCGTTTATGACGACTTCGACGCAGCACAAAAACTATTACTGCCGGTAACCAGTACGTCAGTCATAGCCGGAGCGGCAGCAGGAGACGCGAAATTATACGCGGACCTCAGCAACGCAACAGCGGCAACCATTAACGAACTGCGCCTGGCATTCCAAACACAAAAATTACTCGAAAGGGACGCACGAAGCGGAACACGATACGTCGAAACACTGAAAGCACATTGGGGAGTCACATTCCCCGACTACACGGCGCAAAGACCCGTATACCTGGGCGGCGGATCACAAACAGTCGGAATCACACCCGTGCCTCAAACAACCGCAAGCCCGGCAACTCCAACCGAAGAAGACGCACACGGCAACCTCGCCGGCTACGGATACAGCCAGGGACAACACAGCTTCACCAAAAGCTTCGTAGAACACGGCGTAATAATCGCCTTGATGAACGCAAGAGGCGATATCACATACTCACAGGGCGTAGACAGATACTGGAACAAATCGACAAGATATGACTTCTATTACCCCGTCCTATCAGGAATCGGGGAACAGTCGATCTTAAACAAGGAAATCTGGGCAGACGGAAGCGCAAACGACGACCTCGTGTTCGGCTACACAGGACGCTACAACGAGTACCGGTTCCAAAACTCAAAACTCACCGGATTAATGCGACCAGACGCAACCGGCACACTGGCCAGCTGGAACCTCAGCGAAGACTTCGCAACATTACCAACACTCGGGGACACGTTCATCCAAAGCAACACCGGAACACCACTCGACAGAGCAATAGCCGTCTCAGACGAACCGCACTTCATCGCGGATATCTGGCACGACATCAAAGCAGCACGACCGATGCCACTACACGCAGACCCGGTCGGCCTGGGGAGATTCTAAATGCCAGCAACCACATATCCCTACGGGACCAATCCCGTAGGGGGCGGCGGAACCGCAAGATCAATCGCAACAGGCTTGGGCAGCATAGCGGGACCCGTCGGAGGCCTTCTAGGCAACGTGATCGGCGGACTATTCGGCCGATCCGGACAAAACAGCGCAAACGAAGCGAACCTCAGAATTGCCAGGGAAAACCGCGAATGGCAAGAACGAATGTCTAACACCGCAATGCAACGCAGCGCGGCAGACATGGAAAAAGCCGGACTAAACAGAATACTGGCAATAGGACAACCAGCAACCACACCGGCAGGAAACATCGCAACGATGCAAAACAAAAACGCCAAATTAGCCGACGCAATCGGCCAAGGCGTACAAACCGCACTTGCGGCAAAAAAACTCAATCAGGAAATTAAAGAATCCGAATCACGGATCATCCTCAACAGATCAGCAGCAACAAAAAACGCTGCAGGAACCGGACTACTCGACACACAAGAAGTGAAAACAGCAGCCGAAACAGCAGGCATAAACACAGCAAACAAAATAAAAGAGCTAGACCGACAAATCCGCGGAATGGAAATACTCAACGTCAGAAATCAATTCGACTTCGCCATGTGGCTCGTGAACAGCGGGAACAATATGCTGTACCAAAAACTCAAAGCAGCCGCGCCAATCACAAAAGACTTCGCCCAGGCAATAGGCACAATCACAGGCGCATTCAACCTAAGAGGATTACTGGGCGGCCAGAAAAAAGGCGGCGCAGCTGCAACAATACGAGAAACAACGAGATACGACCGATACGGCGTAAACCGAGGCGGATCAGTAACAACAACGAGGCCACAACAATGAGCATGTTAGGAACAAAACAACCAACCGACTACTCGGACGGAAGAACGAAGCAAAGCTTCAAAGACGAGACAGACGTGAACCTAATCATCGCAAAGCACACGCGAATGGGAACACTGTCACACCTCGAACAATGGGGAGGCACCTACGGAGACTGGAGCGACTTCGACTTCCAAGAAGCACAAAACCAGATCGCCAGGGCAAACTCCATGTTCGAAGAACTGCCTTCGGCAGTAAGAAATCAATTCGCCAACAGCCCGGAAAAATTCCTCGAATACGTAAACGATCCGGACAACAAAGACGACTTGCATAAAAAGCTACCAGAACTGGCAGCACCGAGGTCCAAACCCTTGCCGACAAATGCGGAAGCGGTAGACCCGGAACCGGCACCGGAACCGGCACCAGAGCCGCCACCCGGCGGCTAAAGAAAAAACCGGCCCTGACCCAAGGGAAGGGGCCGGAACTCTTCTACGAACGAAGAGAGGAGA